CATAGCCATGGGTAACTTTGCATCCGGTAAATTTGCTTACGGCATTTCTGATCGCTCGGGACAGCGCTACAAGCTTAACGAGATGAAGCGGGAGTGGACGGGCATGTTGGTAGGCCCTGACGAATATGACCCCAAGCAGCCTCAACTTGAGCCTCGGCGTAAAGCAATAGACCCGGAGGCGTTGAAAAACCCACGCCCGGATCGGGTTGAGCCGCTAGATGTACCAGTAGCCGTGCCGCTTCTTTTTGGTCCCACTTTTAGGCCCACAGTGGTTTACGGCATCTGTGGCTCAGTTACGGTAACAACAACATGAGTTTCACATACGGGGAATTAAAGCAGGCGGTACAGGACTACACGGAAAACGACGAAAGCACGTTTGTCGCTAATTTGCCCGTGTTTATCCGCAATGCGGAAGAAAAATTACTTAAACTAATTCAACTGACGGATTTCCGCAAAAACGCCACGGGAAACATGACTTCTGGGGCAGAATATTTGGGCTGCCCCTCTGATTTTTTATCTCCGTTTTCATTGTCTTGGACGGACAGCAGTGGCAACAAGAACTTTTTGGACTACAAAGACGTTAACTTCTTGCAGGAGTTTGGTCCAAAAGCTTCTACGACGGGGTCGCCTAAATATTACGCGTTGTTTGACCGAGACAATTTTGTCATTAGCCCCACCCCGGACGATAGCTACGTGGTGGAGCTTCACTATTATTATCGCCCCCAGAGCCTAACGGCCCTTTCAGACAATCAGCAGTCTTGGCTGTCTGAAAATGCCCCGTTTGCGTTGTTGTACGGCACTTTGATTGAGGCGTATACCTTTATGAAAGGTGAGCCGGATGTTCTTCAAAACTACCAGCAACAGTTTCAGATGGCGCTTTCTGGTCTGAAGCAGTTTGGTGAGTCGAAAGAAGTAACCGACAACTATCGCACAGGTATGCTCATAAGGCCTAAACAATGATGGGCCAAGAGGGTAAAATAGGGGCCGGTATCGTTGAAGTTCAAACGACCAACCATCGTGGCTTTTCTCCCGAAGAAGTAGCAGAACGGTGCTTATCTAAGATCATGAGTGTTTCTGACACCGCCCCTCCTGTCATTAGAGATCAGGCCGAAGCGTTTCAAAAACATCTTAGGTCTGTTCTTGTTTTTTATATGAAGGAAATGGTTCAAAGCGATAGGACGACAACCTTCAATGCCCTGTGTGATTCAGGGCATAAAGATTTAGCCGAAATGATTAGGAGACTTTAACATGGCTTTTACTGGAAACTTTATGTGTACTTCTTTCAAGAAAGAGTTGATGGAAGCAAAGCACGATTTTACAGCCAGCACCGGGGACACGTTTAAACTGGCTTTGTATGACAACAGCGCCAGCTTTACGGCGGCCACCACGGCGTATACGGCAACTAATGAAATTAGTGGAACGGGCTACACGGCAGGCGGCGGTACGTTGACTAACGTAACCCCCACCACCTCAAGTACCACGGCACTGACTGATTTTGCTGACCTAACTTTTAGCACGGCAACGATAACCGACGCTCATGGCGCGTTGATTTACAACACCACTGCGGGTGCGGGAACAGGTACTACAAATACGGTGCTTGTTTTAGATTTTGGCTCGGACAAGTCTTCCAGTGCGGGCGACTTTACAATCGTATTCCCCACGGCGGATGCGTCTAACGCCATTATCAGGATTGCGTAAAAATGGCTCTTGTCGTTAAAGATCGGGTAAAGGAAACCACTTCCACCACGGGAACCGGGGCGCTGACTTTAGGCGGTGCGGTGGCTAACTTTGTGGCGTTTTCTTCTGTTCTTTCAGATGGCGATACCACTTACTACGCAATTGTTGATGATGGTAACGGGGCGTTTGAGGTGGGCCTTGGCACGTATGCCAGTGCAGGGACCACCTTAACACGGACCACGGTCCTTGCTAGTTCCAACTCCGGCAGTGCTGTAGATCTTCAGGCTGGCACTAAAAACGTGTTTATCACGTACCCTGCGGATAAGTCGGTGTACCTTGATGCAGCGGGGGATTTGGTCGGCCAAACAATCAAGACGTTTACTCTTAGCGGCGGCACGGCTGACGGCACTACCATCGGAGGCACAATAGCCGCTTCAGGTTCGGTTACTACGCTTAGTGCTGATAACACATTTACTTTAAACGGCACGACCAGCGCAACAGCCTCCATTATTTCGGCAGTGAATGAAGACGCTACTCTCAAGTTATTAGAGGCGGGTTCTGGTGATGTTGGCGCAAGGTTTACTTACGACGGTGGCGATAACAAGCTTTACATACAGACAGGGAACAACCCGCCTGTTACCCGCCTGACTATAAATCGTGACGACGGAAACGTGGGCATTGGTACTACTCCTGACACAAAACTACACGTCAATGGTACATCTCGCGTTACAGACGGCACAACAAACATTGATGCCGTTAGTGCTGGGGGTGTTGGATATTTTGGAACACAGACTAACCATCCTCTTGTTTTGCGAACAAACGATGTAGAGCGGATCCGTATCGACACTAGCGGCAGATTGCTACTGAATACTACCGTCGCAGATGGTAACTCAAGAGCAGTTTTTGAAGCAAACAGCGCGTATGACGCTGGTCTATCCATAAGGTCCACCTCTGATACCGCTAACTGGGCTAGGATGGATTTGGTAAATCAAAATACCACCGGACATGGGATTATATATTTAGATAACGCAGGCGCTCTTGTATTACGAAATGATGCAACATCTGCCGCGTCAATTGGGTTTGTCGCAGGCAATACTGCTGATGGCGATTTCACGTTCGAGAGCAAAGTCGGCACAGAGCGCATGCGTATTCTTTCCAGCGGCCAGATGTTAATGGGTCAATCGTCCGCTCCATCAACCACACCATCTGCTTTAATGGACTTGTATCAAGGTACGTTTGTTTCAAGAAGAAACGACGATCAATACGTTGAAATTCAAAATATAAGCTCAAGCGGAACGCTATTAAACTTCCGTAGCGCGACCAACAACGCCAAAGCCGTATACTACAATTGCACAACTGATACCTCAAACACAGCAAAGACTGCGGGTGCATTGGAGCATCACTTTCAGATTCGTGGCGCTACTGAAATGCTGTTGCAAGAAGACGGAGATTTGCACGTTGACGGTGACGTAATTGCATACTCCACTACCATTTCTGACCAGCGCCTCAAGGATGACGTTGAGACGATTGATAGCGCACTGGACAAAGTAAGCAATCTGCGCGGCGTCACCTACACTTGGAGCGCTGGATCACGCGAAGGCAAGCGCGACTTAGGCGTAATCGCTCAGGAGGTTGAGGCAGTTATCCCTGAGATCGTTCACGAAAAAGAAATGGCCTTGATTGACGGCGAGTCTTACAAGACCGTGGATTACGAGAAGCTAACTGCTGTACTCATTGAGGCGGTCAAGGAATTGAAAGCTGAAGTAGACGCGCTAAAGGCGGCTCAATAATGGCTTTGCCTGCTGTCGGTAGTGAAATCTCCATGCTGGACATTGCCACGGAGTTTGGTGGCGTAGCTCCTTATGCACTGTCAGATTATTACGGAGACGGTAACGCTCCTGCTTCTGGTGAGATTCAAATGTCTGCTGACTTTGGTGGCACTTCTGCGGTTAGTCCAATCTCTGCTACAGGTGGCACAACCTCTACCTCTGGAAATTTTAAATTTCACACTTTTACCTCTGGTGGCACTTTTAGTATTTCTCAGGTTGCGTCTGGCTCTTTTTCAAATACTTTATCTGTCTTGCTTATTGCTGGCGGTGGCGGTGGCGCTCCATGTCAAGGCAATAGTGGCAGTAGACCCGGAGGCGGCGGCGGCGCTGGTGGTTATCGCGAGCTATCTATTACTGCAACGACAGGCAATAAAACCGTGACCATTGGCGCAGGAGGTGCTGCCCAAACGACCCGGAGTGCTGGCGGCAATAATGGCAGTAACAGCTCTTATAATGGCAACTCTGCAACCGGCGGCGGCGGCGGGAGCTCTTTTTCGGCTGCAAATAACGGCGGCTCTGGTGGTGGCGCAAACGACTATGAGGAGTCTGGAGGATCAGGAAATGCTGGAGGCTATAGTCCGGTAGAAGGTTATGATGGTGGTGGCGCACCCAAGAGACGCACTTCTGGAGGCGGTGGTGGCGCTAGTGAGGCTGGGTTCAGCATTAATCTCACGAACCGAGGCGGTGCTGGCGGTGATGGTAGAACATGGAGTTTAAATTCTACTGCATACGCTGGCGGCGGCGGCGGCGGTGGGGAAGACTTTGCAGGTTCTGGTGGCGCAGGCGGTGGCGGCGGCGGTGGTGCCGGTTATTACA